TTCTAAAGGTCTTACTTTAAAATGCTCAGCTAGTATCGGTGATGAAGATTTATATTTCTTCCAATTTGACTCTACACCTTTATTTAACTTGCCTGTACCACGATAAAGCTTTTTACCTAAATAGAATTTCTTTAAATATTTATCACGTATTATGTAAATAAAGCCAACACCGTCGCCCATTTGTTTATTAAAATTCCAATGGCCATTTTGGTATTGAGGCAATATAATTGAACTTTTTGGTATATTAAATCTCTTTTCCATAATCTAAATCTCATAAATTAAACTCCTTTACCAGTGGCCATTCAGACACTCCAAAATAGTCGTTGATATTGTTTTGTAGATGAATCATTTTACCGTTAAATAATAAAGCTTCTTTCCATTGATCATCATAGGCTATCATATACTGCTCTATAACTACATCTTGAAATTCAATTTCTGTTTTACAATCTTTCAAAGCCTTTGCAGCCTTCACAGGCCCCATTCTAGGAATACCTGGAATATTATCTGTTGGATCTCCTTTCAGCAACTGTTCATAGTAATGCCGCATTGCTTCTTCTTCAGATACATCTTCTTCAGTTTCTTTCTTTGGATTATAGTGTCTCCCTGGAATACATTTTAAATCTTTATCGATAGAAACTACAATGTAATCAATTCCGTTTGCTATACACTCATTTGCCCAAATTCTTAATAAATCATCTGCTTCCCTTCCTGTAGCTTCAAGTGCCAAGTCCTCATGAACAAGTAACTTTCTGAGTACAGGGACAAAAGCATTTTGTTTATCTGGATCTCTGTGCCTATTTTGTTTATATTCAGGGTATAATAATTCTCTAAAATTTCCTTCTCCTTTTACAGCCATTAAGAAATCATTTGTGTAAAATTTATCTAATAGCGCATAAAAGTCTTTTCTTACATTATCTAGAGACTCTCTTAAATATTTTGTATCTTCTTCTTTTGTATATTCTAAAGGAATACGTTTACCATTTTCATCAAGTTTTATGATTGAATTGCCGTTTTCATCTTTTTGAACTTTCGGCTCCCATCTGGCCTTACAAGCCATGTAGCATAAAACATCACCATCAATTAATAGCATCACCATTTTGTAAACACCCTAAAGATTTTGAAATACCAATATAAACTGCAGTTTGCATCTTCTTATGACTTTTAACCTTACTGTCAATTTCAATATTGATACCGGCCTCTTGACACATTTCAATTACGGCCATCAATTGTGCTAACTCAATATTAAGTTCTTCAATATTTGTTGTGGATCGTAAAGGCGGACTGTGATGTTCAGAGAATCTAAGTACTTTTGAAACTGCTTGAATTACTTCTGCTGCTTCTTCAGATAATAACGTTAATAAATATTCTTTATTATTCATAGTATCCTCTAATTTCTTCTTCAGTAATATGACCAGTTGTAATTAAAAACTTTAATGTAGCAGAATAGAGTCGTGCAGCAGGTTCTTTATAAGGTACAAACCTTTTATATGGAGTACTTACAGTACTGCAATATCTGCCTCTTTTTACTCTAAATATATTCACTGAATACTTTGTTGGTGAGCCTTCAAATTCTAATGTAATTGTGGAAACACGCCCATAATACCCTCTCATAATACTCACGATTGGTTTTCTTTGACTTTCAGAATTAAGCGCTTTAGGGCTAAGCTTTGGAAAGTTCAGTATTTCACGATAGGTATTGATATATTCTTTAGCTGCTTCTATATTCATTTATATTTCCTAATTAAATTAATATTACCTTCTTCACATTTACAACTTGTCAGAAGCTTTTCACACAATTCACATCTCTTCATCATGCCACCAATCCTAAAGCATTCTTACCTGCATTATGAAATTTTCTTGCTTCTGCAGTAACTTCTCCATGATATTGCTTTTTGAGCCATACAATCATTTTCTCTGGATCATTAGAAACTTCATCCCACCATTGTTGTACAGTTTTCATCTTAATCTCTCCGATAATTGTTGACAATATTTTGAGCAATAAAGTAGATTATTCCATTCTTGTGTAAAGCAATAGCTGCTTCCACAAATGATACATTTTCTACAGCTTAACAAAGTTTGTTTGGGCATTTTCTTTCACTTACTCTATAGTAAATTTCATATTTAACATCAGGAAATTTTGCTTGTAAAAAGTCTATTACTTGTTTAGCATGATTTCTATTTAAGAAATCTATTCCATCTACTTCATTATAAACGTTAAACGGAGATTCTCTTTTATCACTATAACCAATGACTCTAAATTTTTTATCTTTCGAAGATTGTGCAATACATAATGGAATTCTTTGTTCTTGTAGATTATCTAATCTTTCAAAAAAATTTGTTCCAGGGAGATTGTTTTCAAACAAATATACATCTTTAAAACCTATATCTTCTAAACTGGCAAACTCATAAGAATTATTTTTTTTGTTAAATATTCTTGTCATATTACAGTCTTGATCTAAGTAGATTGCTGTATACATATTAACCTCTATAGTATGTGAAAGCGATTTGTCTTGTGAACCAGTGATATGAAACTATAACAATATTACCTGCGCCGTCAGTGGCTACATTGGGGAATAAAAAGAATAACCCACTACAATCACCGTATTCAATTTTAAATTTATTTTTAAATGTTTTTTGCCATATAACTTTCATCGTATATTACTCCTAATGTGTTTCGTACCAGTTATTACCAATCTTACCTTCGCCGTCCATGATCTCAATACCAAATAATTTTGGACCTTCTTTAAATGCGTTGGCACCAATCTCTTTAGCTCTTTCAGCGTGCTCAATAGGAACCATGAATTGCATCTCATCATGCATCATAATCAACGGCATATATGGAATATTCTCTTTTTCTAGATTATCCATTGCAACCATGATTGCAGCAGAACAAGTAGCTTTTTCACAAGATTGTAGCAAATACACCAAAAGCTTATGCAAGCTATCAACGTAAATGCGATTACCAGCAATAGAAGGGATATAGCCTTCTCCATACTGCTTTGTTTTGCCATATATCTTCTCAAGTTTTGTTGTTAGATCTTTAAAACCTGGAACTGCACTTACAAAGCCATTCTTTAATTTATTTCCTTTAGTTTTATCAAATACTCCAAAGACATAACTCCATAATTTATCACCTCCAGCACCGAATAAAAATGCATATAAGAACCTCTTAGCTTTAGATCTAGGCACTTCAAAATCTATTTTCATAGATTTTAATACAGATGTCAGCTTGTCCGCATCGTATTGGTGAATATCACCATTTAATAATGTATCGATAAAACCCTCATCCTTGAGATAATGTGCCAAGCCTCTTGCTTGGTTACCTGCAGAGTCACAACCGATGATAACCCATCCTGGCTTGGTTGTGAATAAGCTTCTCATTTCCTTGCCCCACTTGCTATCCACAGATGGAACGTTTACGATGATGCTATGTCTGGCTCGCATACTCGGCGTACCGATTGTCATACATTCACCGTGAAGCATTCCATTTTCATCTGTGTTTTCCAACCATGTTTTCAAGATACTGAGTCTTGAACTGGCAATAGAGTAATCGAGATAAAGCTTACCGTCACCACCGAGAAATTCCAAACTGTCTTCTGTAATTTTTGGTGATGTCTTTTCTTTTTGTTTTGTTTCTGGATCAAATTTGTAATTCCATTCTGTTGGTTGCCAACCGTTTCTATAAAGAAAGATTTTCACATCGGCCACAGAACTTAAACTTAAATCATTAAACTCAACACGGCAGTAAGCACCGTCGATCAATCTATCTTCAAAGCCATTCCAAGGATCTATATTAAACCAATTTGCTGTATGAGAATCATAGCAGCCTTTCTTAGTCCATTTAGGAAACTTAATTTCACCTTGAAGTTCTCCACAAGTTACTACAGCTTCTTCAATATCTGGATAACCGACATGCTCAGCCACCTTGATTAAAGACTCTATATTCTTGCTTACACGTTCTTGATTTGTTATTGGTACTTTGTCCTTTACTACAGATTTAATTCCCAATTTACTGGATAGTGCATTTAATGCTTCTTCATTTTCTGACTCCAATATTTGAACCAATTTATTGCCGCCTTTTACATCAAATGGCCAACCATTCTTAGATGCTCTTCCGCACCAATCGGCTACAGCATGTTCGGCTCTAATATAGTGTTTAAATTGAGGAGCCTTTGCCAGAATGCCTTTAAATTCTTCCAATAGATATTCATAAACCTTGACGTTCAATTTAACGTCTTGTTTACAATATATCAACATCTCTTGAGAGAAATGTGAGAAGTCATCAAACTCTATTTTAGGATCTCCAAAGAATTCACCCCATCTAGCCAATGAATGACCGTCGTTGCCGAATCGTTTATAGTCTTGCGTCTGAGACATCAATAACGTATCATGAATTGCACAATTCTTGTTTGGCCTTATTCCAAATAATTTATCTATGGCTTGAATATCAAATCCTAGAATATTATGACCTGCAAGCAATTTTGCATTTTTATAAATTTCTATCCATCTTGGATCGTTACCTCTAAAAGATAATAGTTTGCGTGTATCTAAATCTGCGAACACAATTATCCACATTGTGGTACATACATTTAGATAATCATCGGTCTCAATATCAAATACATATCTACTCATAATATAGCTATTATAATATTAATCACAATTACTTACCTCCGAAGAATTTTTGAATTTCTGCCGCTGAAGGAATTTCACCCGATTCTAGATATTCAATCCAATATTGTAAATAGAATCTTGCCTTCTTTAACTCTTGTAGTGGATTATCCTTTTGACCATTTCTGTCTAAATATTTTCGGATTTGAAGTTCCAACGCCGAATAAAATTTCTCTTTATCTCTATACGTAGGTAATCTAGCCATTGTATCAAGCCATTGATAATCATCTACATATCCTTTATAATGATTAGGATCTACGGCTTTTTGAATTGCATGGTTAATTACATTTCCTTTTGTATCAATTTCTAAAGCTACCTTTGTTGAAGCTGTAGTAGCTTGTGGCTTCCAAGCAGATGCCCTTTCTAATCCCTCCATCCATAAATTTAAATCTTCTTTATTATTTATTCGTTTAATTAAAATAGCGCTCTCAACAATTTCTACATAAAATCTATCAAAATCTACACATGCTACGTCAGCCACATCCGAAAAGCTATTAACTTTATTATTGTTACTTCTTCTATATACATCATATCTGTGTTTCATCTGGACTCCTTTAGTTCAAAATAAAGGACTACCTTTCAGTAGTCCTTGTTATTAGATATCAATAGTCGTAAGTAATGGCCTTAACTGACCACATTTGAGCCGTGATAATATGTAATGTTGCTGCTTCTAAAAAAGCTTCCTTAGTGTCCGAAACCTCTTGATCTTGAAATGTTGCATTCAATAAATCAATGATTTCTGCATATAATTGTTTAATACGCTCAACATCACTTCTTTGTGATGGATTAAAATTTGCACCTACCAATTGTTGACCAACAGTTAATTCTTCCATTTTCATTCCTCTAATTGTTTAATTAAAATGCTACTTCATCATATGAATCGATGTCATTATTTTCTGGAGCTTCAGTTTCCACAACCACAGTTTCTGTTTCTCCGAACTCATCATCAAAGCCTCGTGGCTTAGGTACATATTTGACAAGTTTTGTTACTTGAACACCCATTAATATACAGACTTTCTTATCTGGATCACTGTAATGATCTCTTTGGAAAACTCTGATATTTGCAATTGAACCATTTCCAATTGTGTTGGGATCAATGGGGTTTCGTTTACCATCGACAACAGTTACAGGGTCTGCCATTTCTGGATTAGGATTTGCTTCAGATTTTTGTTGTGTCAATGACTTTTTATTCAAATTGGCTTTATAAAATAATGGTGCATCATCAGGCTCTTCAATTTTAACCCTGATTCCCATTGCTTCCCATTCTTTCTTTTGTGCCTTGTCTCTTGTTCGAATTTGGATTTCCCAGGTAGGGTTTGCCTTATTGAATGTGGCGTTAGGTCTTTTAGGATCTAAATGAATGTAATGAATTTCGACGTTTTGTAATATAGGCATATATACTCTACTCTTAAATTTACGTTTGGGGTTAATTTTACAGTTCGTGTAATACTTGGTTTAATCGTTTGTTAGTCTGTATGACTCCTTAATTGTTTTGTATTTATTCGCAATATCATTTGGAACCATGAAAGTTGGACCACCAGTATCGGTCCAAATCATTACGATGATCAAATAATCTTTAACACTATGATTATCCATTATATCGAAACCACATGCAATTTCTGTGATATCGTAATATCTTGTTACATCGTTTTCATCTGGAATAGAAGTTGAAATTTGTTTGAGATCTTCATCGTTTTCAACAATAAATAAATCACCGCCGAATAATTCCACAAAAGGTTTTAAGGATTCTTCTGCCCCATCGTCTTCTTCAATTCTTCCACATAGTTCATTAAAATGATCAAATATTTGATTAGCCACTTCACTTTTGATTTGTGATCTATAATGTAATTCTCTGATATCTGTAATTTTAATCATATTATTCTCCTTTGAAATATTTTCTCATTGTGGTTAAATCTTCAAATGCTTTTTTACATTCAAATGGTGGTATTTCTTCTGTTGTTGCAACTGTTTTGGCCAGAGCAAATTTAAACCCCTTTGGCACTTCAACAACCAATAGCTGATTCTTTTCTGGCAATTTGTTACCTATATATTTATATGTGTATCTTCTATTTGAACTTTCAAAGCTTACCATTACGTACATATATTCTCCTAAGCAAAGCAATATTCTGAATCTAAAACCAAAGAAGTGTCAAGTGTACCAAACTCTACACCGTCTAAATTTCCGTTGATGTCTTTTATCAAGTGTGACAATGGATCATTTCTGTACAATTCTACAAATGCTTCTCTTGTCAATTTATACAGTTTAGGCATATCTGCCAATAAGGATCCAAATGAGTCATGGATAGTTGTTACAGGAAAATCGGCCATATATGTAGTCAACATCAAGTGAGCCGCATCGAGCGAGTGGATTGCGTTGGGGCTTGCACCTTGAGCTTGCTTACCCGCAGACGGCACCTCTTCTTCGAGACAGGACAAAAGCATGTAGCGATCATTCATGTCATGCCCTGAGCCTTGCTTGATACCTGTGAGTGGACCGTAAGGCACATGTATTAACTTGGAGCGACCTTCTACATAATACTGAATAACAGGAAAATTTGTCACAGGAACAGTCCAGCCCAGAAACATATCATCTGTTATTTCATATGTAGCCTTCAAATTTTTAATACCATCTTTTTTGTTTTTCTCCTTTTGTGCCAAGAATTCTTTTTCTGCATTTTTAGCCACAGCATCTACTTTCTTACCTGCAGCTTCAAATACACTCAATAATTGCATCGGTCTTTTCAGTGAATATTTACAGACATTAAACAGCTCTCTACCCATAAAAGCACTCCATTTGTGCTCAGAATATAAAAGCATATCAATACCATGTTTCTTAGAATCTTCAATGATTTGTTCTCCAAGACCATAACTAGTACCTCCGTACGGTAATGTCATTACTCCCAAAAGTTAAAGATAAATCGCTACACTTATCTCCATTTATAATTTAGCAAATTCTCCATGTCTTTCAATAGCCTTTTCACAGTAAGCTAAATATGCTTTTTCTTTATCTTCAAAAAATCCTAGAAATTTATTTTTACCATCTATTTTTATTTGAGCAACCCATTTACCCTTTTGCTTATGCCAAGAAACGCCCTTAAATCCACTTTTATTATTAGCTTGCATTCCCCTGTTATAAGCATTTTGTTGAGTTGTACATAACCTTAAATTTTCAATATTATTATTACTTCTGTCTCCATCAATATGATCTATATAAAAACCATTTGGTATTTCACCCATAATAATTTCCCAGATTATACGATGTTCAAAATAATATTTTTGATTTATAAAAATACCGATATATCCATCATCTCTAAGAGTTCCTGCTCTTTTACCAAGCATATTGCTTCTACCTTTTATATCTTTTATATAATATAAATGGCCATCTTTGTATTCAAACAGATTGTTATAATCCATAATATTTCCTTATTCTAAATTAAAATGCTGCATATCGCTATGCAGTTCAGACTATATCATCGCTATTAAAGCGTCGGGCGCTTCCATTACCAATAGCTTGTAATGTATGCCTTTTTACAGGACTTACTAGTCGTTGCACCTTCAAGATTTCTCTTGCTTGGCTCAGAATTGTCTTAAAAAGAGGTCCCCTGAATTCACCCGATTTTATAAGCGCCAAGTATTAACGCTTAACTATCTTTCTTTTCTCTTTCTTATCTTTAATTCTACACCACCAAATAGGCGCAGACAGCTTGATAAGCTCTTGATTGGCTTCTCTCATAGCTTTTAAAGAGGCCATCATATCTACTCTATTTGGATTGTCGAATCCGCCACTATAAATTTCTTTTTTGAGTCCGACCAATCTATCGATAAATTCTTCACATTCTTTAATCTTGTGCGAGCCGAGAGCATTTTTCTTTTCTTCGAGCGATTTCCAAACATCTTCTGCGATATAGGCATATAAATCTCCTGGAAGTTCTTGCGGGACTAAATTAACTAAAGGCGCTGTAACTTCATCTTTTGTCAATAAAGATAAATGTTGAGAACCGTTGTTTGACATTATCTTCGGTAATAGTCGTTAATTATTACCCGCTTGGCGGCTCAAATATGTCTCCAACTCTTTCCAATACGGATTGAATATATACAACCACATGATACTTTAAATAATTTTCCAATTTGTGTATTTGATAGACCTTCTTTAATCAACCTTTTTATTTCAATTACATCTTTGTCTTTTAATTTTACAGGCTTACCTGCAACTCTATTTTCACCCATAGAATGCAATCCTGTATCAAAACCATGGCGATGATTATCTGCAACAGATAGCCATTCTAAATTTTCTACTCGATTGTCTAGCTTTATACCGTTTTTATGATTAACTGTTTCTAACTTTAATGGATTTTCTATAAATGCAATTGCAACAAGCCGATGTATTTTCCTAGTGAACGCCTTGCCATTAATCCACAATGTAACAATTTCATATCCATATCTATCAATTCTTGTTTTTAATTGTAAATTGCGTTTATTACTGTATATATTACCCTTATTTGAAATAATATATTCTCCATTTGTTTCTTCTATATCTTTAAAAATTTCCATAATATTTTCCTAATTAAATTATTCAGCCGCCAAGCTGCTGTATGTCGCCATACAGATGAGACTATATCTTACACAATAAATGTGTCTCTGTTTTTCGAGCCACTTGGCCCTACATAATAGTCGTTACACCTAAAACCGACTTTGGTCGGTATTTTGGCTCGGTATTGTCTACTGGAGAGTTCCACCGAATTTACAGAGTTTAATGACGGCTCTTACAAACCGTCGATAAAGCATTCTAAGCCTGATTCATAATCAAAATCATTCCATCTATTATAATGTACACCATATGTATATTGCCATTCTCTTAATTTCTTAAGTTCATTACAAGCTGCCAATAACTGCCAAGGCTTATCTGCGGCCATCCAACCTGTATTTATTTTTGGATTATCTGCATATGATAAGAATATTTCTTCATTATCTAATACCCATTCATATCTCTCTTGTAGTGGTATCTTATCCGTCTTTGCACCATCTTCTCTACCGCAGTTGCCTGCCCAATTAGAAGCAACACTGACAAGCAGCCAGAAGAAACCTTCTTTACCAATTTTCTTTTTATCATTTCTAAGTAATAAACCTTTTGCTTGATCTGTACCTTGTTCATGTAAGTATGTTGTAGTTGGATATTTGCGACCACGGAAATCGAGATAATACAAATGGTAGAATGTTTTGTTCAGCAATTGTTTGGCTATATTATTGATCGATGTAGCTTCTCTAAGCTTTGTAGATTTGGCTTCAGGATTTTGAGAATTCCAAATATCGGAAAATGCTTCTGCTTTATTCTTCAAGGCCCACAATTGAATCTTATGAATATCTCCATTGATATTCCATCCTACAGCTTGTGATCTATTTACGCATTCAAATACAATAGGGTGTGTTTCAGGTGTAACTTTTTTAAGCACACTCCTACACCTTGTCTTTATGAGTTTTACTCCTGATTCATGTGTGCAAGACGCCCACGGGGAATATGGTGTCAATGCAGGTAAAGATATTGTTTTATTAACTTTAATCGATTCCCACATTTTCACAATAGCTTCATCGTTTAATACTTCAACCGCATACGCTTGATGCCCAGATTTTCCGTTGGTTTTGAAAGTCCTGATGATTCCAAAATGTTCAAGTGTGTATGCAAAGAAAGCACCGGTTTTTGCAATTAGATTTGTGTTTCTTTTAATCTTATATTTAGAACGGACTTCATTACCTATTGCCATA